CTTGCTGAGACTCTGATTAGGAGGCGGCGAAATGGTTAAGGCGATCAAGAAGAGGACCAAGGCGCAAACACCAGCCAAGCCTCAAGAGCGCATCAGAGGAAGCAAGGCCAATCCAGAAGGGTCAGCCAGCGGCTCACGCGGCGGCATTGAGATTGGTGAGCGAGCGCAGAAGGCGCTTGAGAACATGAGGGACAGCCACAATGAACGATACACGAACGCTCAGCGCCAGGTTAATATGGGTCAGCTTAAAGCTGTGTATCGTCGCGGCGCTGGCGCTTTCTCTGTTAGTCACCGGCCTGGTATGACTCGAAACGGTTGGGCGCTGGCTCGCGTTCGAGCGTTCCTCAAACTGGTGGGTAAGGGTGAGCGGAAGAAAGCTTACACCGGTGACCTTGACCTCTTGCCTGATGGTCACCCATCCAAGCCAGCGGCTGAGAAGAAGACTGAGCTGAATCTGAAGCGATACGATCACATTGATTTCACTCCACCCAAAGGAGCGCAAGAGGCTGGAAGGCGAGCGCTTGAGGTGAGAGAGAGCAAGCCCATCTCTCAGCGAGGTATGACCTCAGTAGGCATCTCTCGAGCTCGCGACTTAGCCAACGGTCGAAAGATGAGCCCTGAGACCGTCCGCCGAATGCTCGCTTATTTCACTCGTCATCAATCTGACAAGCAAGGCTCAACCTGGGACTCTCAAGGGAAGGGCTGGCAGGCTTGGCAGGGTTGGGGCGGTGACGCTGGATTCGCATGGGCTCGAAAGGTAGTTAACCAAATGAACGCTGCTGACAAAAAAGCGCAAGCGCTCAGGGCATACTCTGAAGCGCTCTCAGCTCAACACACTTATGATATTCCTGATGGCCTCACCATTGGCCGGCCTTTCAAGACGCTGTCTCTTGGTCAGGTCAGCTCTCGAATGAGCGGTAAGGATATCGGCAAAGAGATCACTATGGAGATGCTCAGTGAAATGGTAAGGGTTTTTAACGCTCGCCGCGCTGAAGATCCTGTGGTGATTGATTGGCAGCATGCCACCTCTCCTTATCAAGATGGGCCACCAGCTCCACCAGAGAGCGGCAACGCTCTGGGGCTCATCGCTGATCTTGAGCTGAGAGAAGATGGCCTTTATGCAATCCCAGCTTACAATGAGCGCGGCTTGAACGTGGTCTCTGAGGCCGGTGGAGTCCTGTGGAGCTCCCCTGAGTTTCTCGCCGGGGATGTATTTGACAGGGCTGGAGGAAGTCACATTGGAACCGCTCAGTTATTGGCGGTCACCCTCACACCCAGACCAGCTCAATCCCACTCTAAAATTGACAGAGTAACCCTCAATGAAAGGTTTGAAGATATGGACCTTGCTAACATGGATCTTGACGATCTCCGTGAAATGCTCATCGCCAAGGATGAGATGGTCAAGCGGCTCGAAGACCAGATCAAGCAAATGAAGAAAGACGCTGAATCTAAAATCTCTGCTGACAGCGCGGCTCTTGAAGAGCACGACAAAGACAAAGAAGAGAAGATGAGCGAAGAAGAAGACAAAGAGAAGAAGATGGCTGAAGACAAGAAAGATCACTACAAGATGAGTGAGACTGTGAGTCCTGAGCTGCTCTCTGAGTTCAACGCTCTTCGCGAGAAGAATGAGCAAATGGCTAAACGCCTTGAGACCATCGAGCAAGAGAAGCGCGAAATTGAAAAGCGCGAAGCGGTCAGCGCTCTCCTTCGTGATGGTCGTATTGAGCCAAGTCAAGAGAACGTCGCCGGCAAAGCTTGGGAGCTCAGAGAGGTTCAGCCTGAGTTCTGGCAGATGTTCAGCGAGCGTCCAGCTGGCGCGGCTGTGCCTCTTCAAGAGGTAGGTCATGGTGCAAGCGGCCGAGAGATCAACCGTCAATCACTAGACTCAGAGATTAAAAAGCTAGCTGCCGAGAAGAGCATCTCTTACAGCGAGGCTCTTAACCAATTCCGTACTTCAAACCCTGACTTCTACACTAAAGCATTTGGAGGCTGATCATGGCCAACACTGACAATATCTTAAGCTTTGTCGCTGCTGAGGCAATCACTGAGTATGCGATTGTTTCACTCAACTCACCCACCAATGATGGAAAGATTGTAATCACTGACGCGGCCACTGATGACAGGGTTATCGGAGTAGCTCAGCGCGCTTGTGCTAGCGGTGAATCTGTTGAGGTGATGATTCATGGAGTGACCCGCGTGATTGCTTCAGAGACAATCACCTTTAACTCCACTCCCCTTCTCGCTGCGGCTACTGATGGAAAGGTTCAACCTTGTGAGGCGGGTGACACCACATTTTATCAAATTGCTCGAGTGATCCCCAATACCAACCAAGTTAGCGCCAGCGCTGGAGACCAGATCAAGGTTCTCTTCACTGGGCCTAACACGCTCAACACTTAAGAGGTGACCAATGGCCAGTTCATATTCTAATCTCCATCCCGTAGACCAGATCTTAACCAGCCTTGTTGTTGAGGCTGTCCCTAGTGATGATCAGCTCATTGCTGATAAGATCTGTGAAAACATCACCATTCCTGAGCGCTCTGGGACTCTTCTTCTTGAAGAGACTCGTAACTTCATGGGCGCTGGAGCAGGGCTTGACCTCGAGCGCGCTCCAGGTTCTTCTCGAACTTCAATCGGTGGATTCGACCGCTCAAGCACAACCTTCAAGGCCAAGATCTATGCGGCTCAGGACTCCATCGCGATGGAGGACATTCTTGATTCTCAGTATCCGGGGAGTGAAGAACAGCGCATCGCTCGCAAGGTTGCACGAGTGATGAAGCTCGCAAGAGAGAAGCGCTTCGCTGATGTCCTCTTTGACTCAACAGCGTTCGCCAACTCAACACCGGCTACTAAATTTGATGCCGCTGGCGCTGAGCCGCTCACCTTCCTTCATGAGCTTAAGGATACTGTCTTTGCTGCTGCTCATGGGATCAACCCAGACAGCCTCATCTTTGGGCGCGATGTCTTCCGACAGTTAGCGCGAAACCCAGAGATCAGAGGTTATGTAGGGTCAACCTCTAGCGGGCTCGCAAGCGGCAACCGCATTCTTAATGATGAGGCTGTACTCTCTGTGCTTCGTGATGTGCTTGGAATTCCAAACGTTTATGTTGGCCAAGCTCGCCAAGATAACGCGGTACCTGGCGCGACTAGCTCAGAGGCTTATATCTGGAACGGTGAGAGCATCTTCATGGGGATCCTCAAGGGCTCTGACGCAATCGTCCAGAAGAGCGGCAACGTTAAGGGAATGCCTGTGGCGGCGCTCAACTTCCAGTTTGGAAGCATGGTGGCCGGTCAATATGACAGCCTCGATAAGACACGCCGCTATGTATACGCTGAAGAAGTTCACGCGGTTCAAGCGATTGACTCAACGCTTGGTCACGTTGTCACCAACTGCTTGACCACCTGATCCATGTTGATGCTCAGTGAGTGCACTTGTGGAGCTGCTCAGCCCACACTGTTATCAGAGGATGCTGACCGCAAAGCTATAGATGACCTGTCCCGACAGGTCAAAGGGCGGCGAGGTCCTCTGGCTCAACTCACTAGGGCCAAGCGTGATCAGCTCATTGCTGAGGTATCGGCTGAGCGGTCGTTTGAAAAAGCGATGGGCTCAGCGCGACGCGATCTCCTTGATTTAATGGATCTCGCGATATCCTCCCAAGACCCTCAACTCTTACTTCAACTCGATGATCAGCAACTCATGGATTTCATCATGAGGGGCGGCATGGGGCTGGCTGTTGACGAGTTCATTGAGAGTCAGGAGAGGATCAGAGAGGCGGCGTTGAGAGGGCTTCAAACCATTGAACCCAATCTTGACCTCAACTCAATTCCAGAGCTTGACACCATCCAAGCTCAAATCACTTCTCAGGTCTTTGAAGATGTCATCCTCCCAGACACAAAGAAAGCGGTGAGGAGCGCTCTCACCTCAATCTCTGTTGGTGTGCCAGCTGAGATCATTATGAGCGATCTCAATCTGACACTCACACGAAGCACAGGGCGCCAGCTCACAGAGGTCAAGACAGCGATCTCTCAATATGGGCGATCAATCTCAGCGGCTGCAGCTGTGGCTGCTGAGCTCGATCATTATTTATACACTGGACCACAGGACGGAATCACCAGAGCCTTCTGCAAACCTCTGGTTAACAAGGTAGTGACCAGTACTCAAATGAGTCAGCTAAACAATGGGCAGGGGCTCCCAGTGATCACCAGCGGCGGTGGCTATAACTGCCGGCACAGCTGGAGCCCAGTGACCTCTTCATTCATTGAATCCGCTGGGCTCGATGTCGCGAAGTCGGCAGATATCAGGAAGGCCAACCAAGGAGGCAAGCGATGAGGAAGACACCAACAGGTCAAGTGATTCACTTCATTTGGAATCCACGCTCACCCTACACAGGGAGCGCGACACTGACCGTTGAATTCAGCACACCCTTCACAAGCGCTCTGACTCAGCAAAGAGCTGATGTGAGCGTAACCACAATCGCCACTGATCGAAGAACGCTGACGCTCTCTGCTCCTGTCGCTGTTGCGCTCGAGCGTGATGAGGTCAGAGCGTTCCTGACTACCACTAGAGACACTTGGTACTCAGTCAAGGTCAGCAGGCTGGGAGGCTCAACCGCTGTTCTCGCTGAGCCGCTACCAAGAGAGCTAGATCTCACTTCAGCCGCCACGCTTAACTTTGCTTCAGCGGCTGTTGATATTCCAGCGGTCAACGCGGTCACCGGGCTCTATCCTTACAAGATAGCCTATGAGTCAGAGGCCGGCTCGAACGTCGTTGAATGTGGAATATTAAAGGTAACACCTCGACCCTTTGACACTGGGCTGGATCATGATCAGCTCGTTGATCGTTTCCCCCAGTTAGCTGACATGGTCCCAAGGCGTCAAAGCGATCTCTTACCACAAATCAGCGCGGCGCTTGATGAGATGATCTTGGCTATCCGTGATCATGTGGTTGCTGATGGCGTGACGGAAGATGAGGTCTTCAACCAAGGCTCATTCATGAGCGCTCACGCCTACTGTACAGCGGCGCTCGTGTACGAGTCAGCCCTCCAGCTTGATGTGGCTGAGCAGATGAGGGCGAGGTGTCAGGAGCTGCTTGAGGTCGCTCTCAGGTCAGTGACTCTTGACCTCGATGGTGATGGGGTTATTGATGAGGGAGAGATTGACCTCAGAAGAAGCGGCGGCAGCTCAACCGACTTCAGAGCGAGCTGGCGCGGCTACGTCAAGAGCGCCAATGATTCGCGGTTCACACCAACGCGAGGGATGAGGCACTGATGGCAGCTAGAGTAAATCTTAACTTGCCTCGCTCACTGTGGACCTCTCAAGACTCTTTGAGATTGGCCTCCAATACTCTGGCATCAATCAAGCTCAGAACAGGTAAAGGGCTGGACGCCAATGGCAAGCCTTTCAAGCCTTACAGCACAACTCCCATTTATGTGGCGAAGCGAGGAGCGCGGCTCAAACCAAAGGGCGGCCGGCCCAGTCGAACAGGCAAGAGCATTTACTATGAGGGCGGCTATCAGCAATACAAGAATCAGAGCAGGAGGCGAGGCCAGAGCACTGACAGCGCTGAAGTTGACTTGGTCCTGAGCGGCAACATGATGAACAACTTGGTAGTCAAAGAGGCCACGGCTTCAGGCTTCACCATTGGCCTCACCAAACATGCTCAATATGGATTCGCGGTCAATGAGACTCGTGAGTTTATTGGGTTAAGCCCTGATGATGTTGAAGTGTTAATGGACTCAGCAGAAGCTGAATTAAGGCGCAAGCTATGAGCCAAGGAATCGCGGCAGCCCTCACACATCTAGAGGGCATGATTATGGACGTGACCCCAAAGAGAGACGTTCATCATGGATTCGTTGCTTTAGCTCGAGGAGATGGCAGCACACCTCCACTAACTCAGCGGTCGAACTCAACGCGCTTCTTCACTCTGGATATCTCTGGCTTTACTGAGGACGATGGCGCGGCTGGTCTCTCAGGTCGTAGGCGCTCAACAATCAATCTCAATGTTCGCTATGACATACCAAGAGACGCGCTGTATCTGCAGCGTATGATTTCCGAAGATGCTGAGAGTTTACTCGTTAAGCTCAAGGGGCCAGAGTATGATCTGGTCAACACTGGGATAGTCTCAGTGATCCCAGCAGCGCCAATCTTAACGCCGGTTGACGCGGTCAATGATACCGGCGCGTTTATCCTGACCCTTCCTTTTGTCCTGCTCTACTTGGAGGCTTAATCATGACAGTCACTCATAGATCAATCAGCGTAGCGAAAGAGAGCAGCTTTGGCTCACTCAGTAGCTCCACTGGTCTCCCTGATAATTCAGGGCTCACCTACACCTCAATTCCTTGTGAGCGTGACCCCATTATCATACCCGGTGAGGTGGTAGCCTCAGAGCGCAACGACGCTCGAGACGGTTCTTACTTTGTACCACCAGAGCCAGACACAGTATGGAGCGGCGGCAGTCGAGTGAGGCGGCGCACTGGTCAAGTAGTGGTTCGAGTTGACCTCACCACAATAGGTACAGGCGCTGACACCTACGCCTCTAACTATCTAGGCCACCTCTTAGGCGCTGGCCTTAAGAATCAGCTGCCCTCTATTGTTGACGGTGACGCGGCGAGCGCTATCACTAGCGTTAACCAGTTCACCCCAACCACGCCTTATGCAGTCGCTGACACGGGCTGCTTGATTGGCGCTGAGCTCAATGGGCGCGCTGAATATTCAGCGATCTCTGATAATGATGTTGGTGGTGATGTGACGGTTTCACCTGCCTTCAGCGCTGGCTTCACTGGAACGCCCACGCTCTATTCATTGGCTACTTGGTACGTTCCATCAAGGAACGACACAGGGACCAAAGATCACTCACTGAGCTTTAGAGTGGATGGCGTCAATTATCGCTCTTACGCTTATGGCTGTGTACTCGAGAGTCTTTCAATCTCGCTCGACAATGGCCGGCTTATGGGAGAGTTCACTTATCAGGCGGCGCTCATCCAAGACGACCACGCCAGCGCAGTTGGCCCAATCGAGCCCACCTACAACGCGGGGTCTCCTCCATTCTTCAGGGGCTCTTATGTGGTCATCTCTGATGGCTCACCTGCAAGCCTTTCAAATGGCACAGTAGGAGAGACTCAGGGACGTATCGCGCTTGACTGTGAAGACTTCACGATGACGCTCACCAACACTCTCACGCCACTGGGACACTCAAACAGCATCCTAGCAATGAGCGGTATGGATATTAGTGACGTATCAGTTGAGCTGAGCCTCACTCTCTCAACGGTCAACACGACAATCGCGAACGATTACTTTAATCGTACTGTCCGTCAAGTCATCGTTGGGACTGGCCCAATTGCAGATGGCAAGGGTTGCG